AATCATAGCAGTCAGGGCAACCAACGCCGCCTTCTTGGTAGGCAACACAAAATAAACGGCTGTGCGGATAATTGGTGTTGCCTGCTTCGGGCAACACTTCCTCAGCCTCGACATCAATGCTTACCACAAAATACTCTTCGTCTTTCCACTCCATTGAGCAGTTATTGTCGTATAGGTGTTGAGCAAGATCTTCCTCTGTCTTTTCAAGATATTCAACAATTGCTTGTTTGAGTTCGTATTCTTTGAGGTAGATATTTTTAATTGAAGTTACTTTCATTTGTTCTCCGCACAATCGTCGCACAAGGTTTTGATCCAACTTGTATCTCTTTTTTTGCCCGGATTCCCACACATTTCACATATGCGGTTAGACATGGCTTCTGCCATGCGGATCATGCCGTAGGCTTTTTGATCACCGCCATAGACGTAATACCTCAAGTCACCAAATTTTTCCTTAAGCTGCACCACAACAACTTGTTCGGGAGCATCTGGCTTGGCATCGTATTCTTCATACTTGCCCTCGGCTCTTTGCCAATCAAGGTGATGTTGAATTTCGCCGCATAGCACATCTAGTAGATCATACCAACCATCGCCGACTGTAGGGTAAGCCCATTTTGCTTCTTTTGGAAACATTTTGGGGTATTTATTTATTAGTTTGTTTGCTAGTTCTTCTTTCATTTGCCACCCTTATAGTATTCTGGCTGCATTTCCTGTCCTAGTCGTGAAATTTCTTTTAGGCGCTCTCGCATATTTAACTGTCTCAGACAATACTCTGCGATTTCTTTATCATAGAATTCAGCAAGGTGAACTTCTACTTCGCCCTCATCATCAGTTTCAATGGTGAATAAACGATGTGAATCATATACCTTGTCCCATTTTATTTTATATTTAGGCATTGTTTAGCTTTTGTCTGCGATTTTCATTTATTCTTCTTCCTCATCGTGATGGCAGTGAAACTCTGGATCTCCGCAAGTTGGGCATTTTAAGTTTGCGTAAGCTTCATATCTTTCCATTTCTTTCCTTCGCGATTTGGCGGCGTTTAGAATCGGCTGAACCAAAAAGTGTGCTTGTTCAGACGAAAAAGAGTGATCTGGGTCGTTAGGATCTGCCTCAGTTAATCCTGCACTATTTTCCTCAACCACCGTTCCGCACTGATCTAACAGCGCCTTTGATTGATTCTCTAATAATATTGCCATAATAAGTTTTTGATCTTCAGTTTTTAAATCTTGATGATTTAGTAATCCTGATTTTTGCCATCTATCAAGTGTTTTCTTTTGTTCTCTATTCACTTCTCTTCCTTATCGCAGCTTTCGCAAATGAATACGCCATTATCTTCTCGTAGATATGTTTTATAGTCTCCACAAAAGCGACAAGCGGTTTTGTCTATCATCTCGTCTTCCCTATCAAACGCCCCACAATCACAAGCGTGCCAATCTTTGTGCCATTTGCATTCTGGCGGGTGGTTGTCCTTATGTAAGGCTTTCTTGTAAAAGTTGGGGTGTTCCATTTGGTAGTGTCCATCAATTTGTTTATATTCTATCAGAAGGTCGGCGTAATTTTCAACATAGCCGCCGCTGGTTTTGCCGTCAAGTCGATTCAACAAGTTTATAGATGAGAATCCTGCGAAGTATGTTGCATCTTCTTCTGGGTACTCTATTACCTTATTATCCTCGATGCTTTTGATTATCATATCGTCAAGATCTCTGATCTCCTCGGCTGATCTGCGGCAAAGTGAGCGGAGCCTGATATTTTCCTTTTTGAGATATCGCTGATACTCCAATTCTAACTTTGCTGTCTCTTTTTCAAACTCTTTGGCTTCTTTGTCGTTCATAGTATCTCCAAAAAGCCGCCATATAGCGGCAATACTGCTTGTTTTCCATCAAGAAATAAAATAACGAGCATTTCTACTTCTTTATCAATTTTAATGATTATTCCGATATCGCTTTCAGAACCATATGCTCGTTGTCGCCACTTTGATGCCTCTGTGGGGAATTTCCGCTTTACTAGATCGCCGACTTTCATACATACATTATAGCAAATTTTTAAGGGGTAGTCAAGGAGATTTATTTGTTCTAATCGGCAAAGTCATAGGGGCGGTGTCGGTCCAATCTGCCGGCTCTTCAACCCACTCTGTTTCTGTAATTTCAAGGCGAACAATTCCGCATTCTTTCCAGCACTTGTCGCTATATTCTTTTAGCCGCTCAACGCTATCATATATCTCATAATCAGGATCGTGAAGCCAGCCTGTGCCGCAAGCATACATAGTCTTTGTTTTTTTCATTTGTCACCTCAAAAGAGTGGCAGGCAACCCAACCTGCCTGTTGCTTTTAAAACGCGAACTCGCATGATTACTCGCAACCCACCCGCACCTAAAGGGAGGCGCATTTAAGCCTCGCACAAATCGGGGTATCTTCATATGGTATTATTATAGCGTATTTTTTGGCTGATGTCAATAAAAAAAGGATGCTTTCGAGGGCATCCTTTTTCGTTGAGTTTTTGTGCTATATATATTTAAACTGATTCTAATCAAGAAATAATGTTGCCAACTCGATCCAGCCCTCTGGTCTCTTGCGGCCTTCGTAACGAAGATTTCCCATAATAGAATAGCCCGGAGTCCGTTCCCAATCTTCAATTTTTTCAACCCAAATTTTTTCGACTAGTACATCGCTCTTCCCGTACTTAATTGTTTCACCAACATACTTTTCTGATAATTCGGCTTCGAGCTTGGCGATCGCAACGTTGCGTGCATTGTCATATTCTTTATATGCGTCGCGCGTCGGTTGCTTATCACCTTTAAACTTTCTATATTCCTTTCTGGCGTTGACAAACGCGTCGTGCGCGGCTTGAACTTCTTCATTTTGGATCAGGCTTTCAAGCTCTCTCTCAAACGGTGTTCTCCATGTGGGCTCTACTTCATCGTCATCAAAACCTTTTTCAGCTTCCCTGGACCAAAAATCCGGGTCGCGCGGTCCTTGTCCTGCGGCAAGTTCCGACTCCAATTCTTCTCTAATAAGCCGTTTAAGTGTTTTTTTGGTAATTTTCATTTTGCTTTGTCCTCGCTCAGTATTGCTGGGCTACTATAAATAGTCTAAAAAAAAGTAAAACTCACTTAGTACGAGCGGGGGGACTTGAACCCCCATGCCTCACAAGGCAACGGATTTTAAGTCCGGTGTGTCTACCGATTCCACCACGCTCGCATGATACTATTATAATGGATCGTGGAGTTGGTGTCAATAAAAAAGGATGCTTTTGAGGGCATCCTTTTTAAAAAGCTTTCTTTGTTGCTTATCGGATAGAGGTGTCGGCCTTCCTCAATTCCTCATAAAACTCATTTCCCCGGTCTCTCATTTGATCGTGTATAGAATATTTTTCTTCTCGCAGCTTACCTATTTCTCTAGCAGCTTCAACCATTTTTTCTCTTAAACCCGGAGTACTTTCAAATCCCCGTTCTAGCCTTTTCGGCCATGTAGTTATTCTTTCCCACTCTGGATAAGGATTAGTAGCGCCCATACTAATCGTCGCCATAAGCTCCGACGGGGTTGCATTATCCCATTTATCCGGTTCGGGCAGCCCTTGTCCTGCAGCAAATTCCGACTCCAATTCTTCTCTAATAAGCCGTTTAAGTGTTTTTTTGGTAATTTTCATTTTGCTTTGTCTCCAGTCAGTACTGACTATTATAAATAGTTATGACTATTATAAATAGTCTAAAAAAAAGTAAAACTCTTCAAAAAAAATTGAGGCACCTGTAACCCCGTGCCTCCCTGCGGTCTGCTTGCGGCCTAGTGGAATTCACCCCCTCTTCGGCATAAATTACAAGCATATTAGTTGCCGGTAAAATGAGCAATAAACATAACTGCGCCAATAGTAAAAATAACTGCAGCTATAGCATCTACCATTTCAAAACTATTCCACACTCAGAGTCCCTATTGGTGTTTCGACGGCGACGTGCCAGCCGCTGAAAAGATAAGGGCTTTTCTTGTCAGCAGCAAACAATTCGCCAAGCGTGATATCCAACTCTACCTTAACATTGGTATACCCTCGCTTATGATCGTAATGTTCCGTATCCACCTCCAAAAGGCCCAATTCATACCCATTTTCAGCAATTGCTTCGGTAACATACTCCTCAAATTCATATGAGCCGCGCTCATAGTCGTCTAAGTAGCCATCATTACGCAGTTCTTCAATGGCCGTGTTATTGGGAAGATGCCGGCTTGTAATCAAACAAGCTAAACTATTGGCAATTCCGCTTTCACGGATAGTTTCACCCTCATAGTCTTCGCCCGTGTAATGGACAATATCTTGTCCGTCTTCTAGCGAAAGGGTTACTTTATTGTTCCCGTTCAAGCCCATTTTTTGTAGTTTATCAAATCTAGACATTTTTTTCTCCTTTAACGTTGTCTTGGTAATCGATCTCTTAAAATATTAACTCTTTCAAGAAGCGTTGAAATGTCCCTGCTGGCATTTTCTTTAAGACCTTTAACTTCGCTTTCAAGTATTTTTACTTGATCTGCAAGTGCGCTCATTCTGGTGCGCAGCATCCTAACCTCTTCTTGTTGTGAGTTTAATTGGTTTTTAATTTTTGTATCTGTATTCATAAATAATCCTCCTATAATTGATTTTATGCTCATTTTGCTTTCACAGCACCCCCGGAGAGATTCGAACTCCCGACCTAGCGGGTAGAAGCCGCTTGCTCTAATCCACTGAGCTACGGAGGCTTCATTACGTAATAACCGCTTTGGGGTTATACGAAAAATTTATATCGTTCAAAGATACAATATTCCAATCATTACCGGTTGTTTCTTGTAAAGTGTGAGACAAATAATACGCTTCTGATGCTGCAGCAGCAAAATTATTTGCTTCTACGACTTTACATTTTACCTCATTTGTCTCTTTGTTTTCAACCCAAATATGAAATTTTCGTTTCATTTTTACCTCGCACATACAATATAACAAATTGTGGGGCTGGTGTCAAGTGATTTCACAATTGCCGGCGGCGCAAGCCAACTCGCCCTGTAAATCAGTATTGTCTTCGCCTTCTATTACTTGTGTTAAATCAATATTTTCAAGAGATTGTACCAGCGCTTCATATCTTTCTTTCGAACAATCTTCAAAAGGAGCTTGTTTGTAGGTGTGTTCTGAAAAGGGCAAAACAGATAAACCATTATATTTGCCGTGGTTCTCCCACATCCACTCGCCAACATCATTCCACTCAGCATCTTTAATAGAGATGGTGGCTGAAACATTATGAGTGTTTTGGCCTTTCCGATGGCCGGGTTTTACCCACTCTGTTGAAACCTTTGCAACTCTTTTGAGTAATTGCAAAGCTGATTCGTGTCTTGTAATTGCTCCCCCCGGGGCTTTTTGCGGAACAGATATAATGGCAGTATCATGTGGTCTAAAATATTCATCCTCAACCAGCTCTGGGTGGTTTAAATATAAATACCAGTATATAGATTCATTTTTGCCAACTCTAAGTCTGCGAATATAATAATCGTTATGCCACGCATGAATGCCACTAGAGGTGCCTAGAGCCAAAGATGTAGTGCCCGCTGGTTTAACAGTTGTGCATCTAGCTGCTGATTTAATCCCCAAAAGCTTTGCCACCCTCGCATTTTCTTCTTTAACCACGGCGGCGGCCTTAGTCATATCAAGATCTAAAACTTTACCAGATGCAATGCCCGTCATAGAAACGCCTATGAGCGCATCTTTTTCAGTAGTTCGTCGCCAAATATCTCTAAGATAGTGAAAATCTGTGTATCCAGCCTGCAAGGTTCCAATGAATGCCGCGGCCTTTGTGCGCTTTTCTAGTTCTTCTTGAGACTCTACATCGCTTACATTGACTTCTGTAAGATTACAGAATTGATAGGGTCGAAGGGCAATTTCACAACATGGGTTAGTTCCCCAATCTTTATCATTTGAAAAATAAAAGCCGGGTTCGCCCGCGCCAGAAGCTTTTACACGCTCCCAGAGGGATTCAAAGACAACCTTTGTAATTCTGTGTCGTAATAATACAACAGAATTGTTTGCGCGTCCTCGTTGGGGGTTTTTTTCCCACCAGTTGCCCGTTTTCGCAGCCAGCATTTCATCGTCGTCAGCAGAGAAAAGGCTGATGAGAGCAGCACGCCGAATGCCGCCAGCAAGAACAGCATCAGCAATATAGCAAATAATATCATGGACTTCAATAGGTTCAAGCTTATCACCATCTGATTTACCATCCAATACGCCTCTTATTTTCAAGAGGCATTCTTTAAGTGGCTGCGGGCCGGGGGCCTTGCCGCCAGATGTAATTAGTCTTGCGCCCTTGGGCCGGATATCACTAAAATCAAATCTTATGGTTGATCCGCCAAAAAAATAAGTCCTTATGAGAGCTTTTACGGCGTCTGCCCAGCCTTCGATGCTGTCGCCAACCAAAAATCTACGAGATCTATTGGGATTCGGCCTTCTAATTTCTGGTAATTTTTCAACATGATGCTTTTGCACGCTGTACCCAACACCAGTCCCGCCAAGCAGCAAAAACATAATTTCATTGAAGGCGCGCCAATCATCAACGGGGGCAAAAGCACAATTATAAATTCTTGAAGGGTTTATTTCGATCGGCTTTCCACCAAATTGCATCGATCTCATAGAAGGTAAAACTTTTTTAGCCATTACAAGCTTATAAGCAGCATGAATTTCATCTTTCATGTCTGGATAAGTTTTTAGATGCATTCGCTTGTTTCTACTTACAAGTTCTCTCCAAGTCTCGCGTCTTTTCTTCTTTGGAAGGTATTTTGCATATTTCATATGCACTGTAATATCAGACAAAATTTCATTTGCTAGTTCCATTATTTTTCCCCATTAATTCTTTGTATTTTTCTCTTAATATTTGCTCTTGCGTCTTTGCTGGGTTGGTACCCAACGAACCCGACACATTATTTACTATTCTTACCTTTACTTTGCTTGTATCCATTTCAATCGGATAAACCAATCCATCTGGGCCGAATCTGTTTTTAGCAACAAAAAATCGTCCGGAATTTGCATTTTTATCCTCCAGCGTCCTAGACAAAGTAAAAATAAAATCTGCTACAAAACATTTATTAAACGCTTCTGAAATGCTTTCCATCGTCACGATTTCGGCATTATAACCGGAATTATGAGCATATACTCCATTTCCTAGAAAAAACATGTGTGTATCTTCAACAGAAATATCTATTGTTGGCAAATCGCCGGCAGACTCAATAGACACAATTTCGTCTAATTCAAAATCTTCTATATTTAACGAATGATTCATTGTTGCTCCAAAAGAAATTTAACGCACTTGCTTATTGTGTCCAAAGGATTGTCGTCGTATTCTTTTTCTGGGATTCTTAACAATTGGTAGCCGGCGTTTTTTAGCACCTTTGTTTTTATTTTGTCTTTTACTTTGACCCTATCAAGATTATGCCAGTAATATCCATCAAATTCAATAATCTTTTTTTCGTATGCAAAGTCCACAGCGAACCAATGGCCACCACCTAAACTTCTATATTCTTCCAGCTTAAATATTTTTTCCCCTTTGCATTCTGCAAATTCAACGGATTCTTTTAAAAGCTTTGTTTTTTTCATAATAGACCAAAACAATTTTTGTGATTTTTTGGAATATGTAGAAGAATTAACCTTATTTGCTTTTGCTGAATTATTTGCCATATGCTGACAATATTTATCCCATTCTTTAGACCACTTATTCCCATGCTTTTCTTTAAACCACTTTTTTGAAAATCTCTTTCGCTGATTGCGGCGGCGTTTGTTCCATTTTTTGTAACCCTCATCTTCCCCATGTCGCTCAACAAAAGACTCTAAAGATAACCCATTATTCCAGCCGCCTCTTGCTTTTACAACTTTCCTCCATTTGGTAAGATATTCTTGTCGCTTTTTTTTGCCTTCTTTTTTACCATATCGGCGGATAAACGAAGCTTCGTCAATACTGGCTTTGGAATTACATAATTTTTTCCATGCCGCTTTGCCATGTTTGGCAATATATTTTTCTTTTGTTACTGTGGTTTGCTTTGTTTTGCTTTTCCACAATTCTTTACCTTTGTTTCTTCCGTAGCGATTTTGATATGAGGCCAATGAAGATGAATCATTTTTAAAAACTTCTTTTGATTTTTGGATTCTTGTACACCAAGGTGGTGGAACATTATATTTAATCATTTTTGCTAGCAATATTTTAAGGTTGTGAAAGTTCCAATCCTTTTTTTCGCACATAGCATATACAGACAATAGCTCTTTTTTAGAGCGTGCCGATATTTCTTCTTTATACGGCAAAAACGCTTTGTGCTCTAATAAAGTTTCAACTTTCATCTTTTTTTCCTCGTTAACAAATTATTAGATACGGAAAGCCCTTCATTAATAGATTTTAAGCTTCCATCAGCAGTGGGAAATTGATGATTCGCAGAACAAATCATAGTTTTCCCAGACTTAAGGGTGATTTTATATGTTTGTTGTGTTTCTTTTGGGAACACTTTTGTGATCCTTTTCAGCCCCTTGTGAGTTTCTACTAGATCATCTCTTTTGACATCTCCAATTTTCATAATTTGAGATTTTCCGTCTCTGCTTATAAGTAGTTTAGTGTTAGAACAAAAGCACCGATTTGTTTGAGAAGCGGTATAAAGTGGGCATTTGAACTCTTGAGCTATGCCCCGCAACTCTTCATAAATAGATTCTAAACCATGTCTCTTCTCATTATAGTGCTCTTTTGGTTTAATTAAATCTGCATAATCAACAACAATCATTCCGATGTCAATATCGCGATTTGTCAGCTTTTCTAGGTGGCTTCGCAGTGCCATGGTTGTGGCTGATTTCGTTGGATACTCTTTGACAATTAATTGGCCGTCAATGTCTTTGATGTCTTCTAAAATTTGATCTTTGAAGGCATTTAAGTCTGAAAGCGGCGCTCCAGTAAGGCAACTATCATATCTTCTTGCAATCATTGTGTCTGCCAATTCAAATGTGTAGTGAACGACTGTTTTGCCCTGTTTTAGAGCTTGGGCGCCCAAGTGCACTAAAATATGAGATTTTCCCGTACCAGTTGGGCTGATTACAACACCCAATTCGCCCTTTCCCAGGCCATCACTCATAATTTCATCAAACTGCTTCCAGCCGGTTGTAACCGGATCTCTGGACTTGAGTTCAAATCTTCTTTCAAAATCTCTTATGTAATCATAGCCATAATTATTATCTTGGCCAAGAATTAGCGCTTTGTTAATAATATCAGAAATTTCATCAAACGAAGATTTGTTCAACAGATCAACCGACTTAATGATCGCGCCTTTTAGGGTTTGTTTGCGGCAAAAGTCAAGCGAAGTGTCTTTGATAAACTCTTTGCCGTCTACATCCCTGGTTGAGTGAATTCTAATAAGAAAATCTCTGACTTGTTTTTCAACAACTTCATTTTCACCTTCCATGCTGCGAACAAGCGCAGCAAGGGTTACCAATGAAGGGTGCACTTTGTATTTTTCCTTATAGTCATAAACCATTTTGGTAAAAACTTGAAGATACTTAACTTCAAAAAAATTCGCATCCAACACTTCGCCGATCTGATCCGCGAATGGACTGTCAAGGGTAATAAGTTTTGCTAAATTTTCTTGAAAGCGAATTCCGAACTTGGAAAAATCAACTTTTGCTGTGGGGTCTAGTGGCCTCAAAATATTCCTTAATCTGGATCTAGATCATACTAGATCTGTTGCTCTATGTCAACGCTATTCTATTAAATGCTGCGAATAAATCGCCCCAATTTAATTCCGGGAAGCCGTCAATAAGCATCATTTTACGGATCTCTGTTTTGCTGAAGGATTTTGGGTAGTTACTGATCACATGTCTAACTTTGTCCCTATTTTGAGGCGACACCAGCGGATTATACAACTGCATTATTTTATAGTTTTCTTTAATTAACTTCTCATTTTCAATGATCCGCTCGTGAACTTTAAGTGGCTTTTCTTCATGTAAACAAGTGCTTACAAGATCGTTTGTTGTATAGTCTTTCTCTTCTGCAAGATATGGAAATCGCTTGGCCACAGTTGGCAAACCAGCACCCGGTACTCCGGGTAGGTTATCGCTCTTGTCCCCAGCTATAGCTCTCGCCAAGGCAAAGTTTGTTGGGTGAATCCCATATTCTTCGACTAGCGTATTCTTATTATAAATTTTCTTTTGGATCGGTCGCAAAAGGATTGTTTCATCATCAAGCAACTGAAAGAAGTCCTTGTCGCTTGAAACAATTACCTTTTGCCAACCTTTATATTCTTGGTTTGCAATGGAAATCAAATCATCAGCCTCAACATTGTCAAATATAAATTGTGCTATAGGCATGTGATTAATGTACTCAACTAAGCGGATCTGTTGATCTACGCGATTTTCCATTTCCTCTTCTTGCGTCAGCATGCTGTTGTTTCTATTGAGACGAATGGCTTTGCGGCCACCTTTATAGTTTTTGTTCATTTGGCGTCTTCGTTGTGAGCCGCCGGCGCCGTCCCAGCAAATAACGACCTGATCTGGCTTTATTTCACGGATAAGCTTTTGAAGGATCTTTAAAAACCCTTTGACACCGCCAATTGGCTTGCCATTTGTGCTCATACTCGGATCTACGACAAACGCTCTATAAAAGTTATTTGTTCCGTCTAAAATTAATACTCTTTTCATTTTTGTTTTTTTTTCTGACAACATGGCCAAAGATAACAGCCGCAATCTTTACACTCTTTTGGACCTTCAAGCTGAATCATAGCCTGTGTTCTCCCATGGTATCTTCGCCAGTTGTGTAAACTACCTTTTTAACTCCCACAAATTTTAACACATCTTCACACATAGTGCAGGGCTTGCTCATGCGATAATGCCCGTTTCTGTTAATTCTAACAACAACGATTGTCGCGCCCTCAGTTGAAGAGCGGGAAACGCCCAATATTGCTCCGATTTCTGCGTGAGTTGTTGCGTGGCCACAAGTATAGTTGTTTCTAAACCTATTGCCGAACTTTGTGAAATCCGACTTGTTAAAAGCAACATTTATTACATTACCGCCCTTAAGGAGGACTGCGCCGTGCCTGAGTTTGCCATATATGCTGTTTGTGGCCACTCGCTTAGCAAGTTCAAGTGTACGTTTGGTTTTTTTACTTGTATTTTCGATAAGCATGATCCCATTATAACAGAATTTGGCTTCCGTTACAAGGAAAACTATCTACCTTGGCCGCGGTACTTCTTTCTATATAGCTTTGAGCGCTTATTATGCGGGAACTTTGACCACCGGCCATTACCTTGATAAGTTTTTTTATAAGATAAACGATTAGTTTTTTTATTCTTTTTTGACGACATTATTCTTCTTCCTCTTTTTCTTTTCGCTTAGTCCGAAAAAACACAATTGTTCGATATCCTTTATATTTCATAGGGATTTTTTTTCTTACTTTTTTCGCATGTTTTTGAGGCACGTTATATATCTCTATAACTTTGCCGCCATCATCAGTGCCAGCCCTATATTCATATTTTTTGCTTAGTGGAATTTCTACTTTAAGCTCCTCAATAGCTTCTTTTATTTTCATGGATATTGTTCTGGCTCTGCATTGTCTACATCATAAAAGTCTGCTGCTTTGCCTTCGCGTTTATCAAATTTAAGAACGATTTCTTGTTCCATTAATTCTACCACTCTATTATAGAATTTTTTATCTTCAAGTTTATCAACCCATTGCTTAGATTGGAACTTTTCAGTTTTACCGTCTTCATAATGTAATGTAAACCATGCGCCGGCATTTGTTAAGCTCTCTGAAGCCTTAACTGCTTCAAGCCAACTTTCTTTGTCCATAATGTGGATCTCATCGCCGCCCCAAATAATCTTAAAAGAACATTCTCTTCCCTGAGTTCCAAAACGACTTTTTTCAATTTTTGCCCTAACTTCTGTTCCAATGCGAAAGCCTTTATCGTCATAGATAAAACTTGCCTTTCCTTTACGCGCTGTGAGCCACACACGCAAGGAATAGGCATAAGCCAGGGCTTTACCCCCTGGAGTAAAATAAGGCGTTGTGAGCGCCTCTGCGGGCCTTCTAGTGATATTTGTCTTAAGTTGGTTTAGGATCAGCAACGTTGCCTTATTATTGGCAATTGGCTGAACTAATTTTGCCATTCCCTTTGACAAAATTCGCGGCTTTACTGCCATTGTTGACAACGGGTTGAAATCGCTCTCAATGTCGCTGACTGATGGCGTCATAGCCATACTATCCCAAATAAACAGCATTTTGCCGTCGCTATTTGCCAAAAGATTCTCAATTGTTTCCAAAACAAACTCAACCGATTGAGCTTGAATATATAGAAGGTTTTCCAAGTCGCAGCCAGCATTTTCCAAAAAAGAAGGATCAATGGCGCTTTCAGAATCAAAATAAATAACATCAATGCCCGTTTTTTGAGCATTGGCGGCAACTTGTGCTGCCATATAAGATTTGCCTGTGGCCTCTAAGCCGGCAATTTCGCTGATCTTGCCAACGGGGATGCCACCCCACTTGCCGCGACGAATAATTCCGTCCAGCCATTTGGAGCCGGTTGGGATAAACTCGTTAACTTCCGTTGGGTTTTCGTCTTTCAAGGAAAACGCAACATTCGCGCCTGCTGATTTATTAATCAGCTTTTTCATATCGGCGATACTTAATCGTCCGCTTGTTTTATTTACTTTTGCCATAAATGCCTCTAATGGTGAAAGGGGAGGGCCGAAGCCCTCCCCCTCCAAGCTTTACCTTAGCTTGCTAGCAATTCGTTGAATGCCTTATCTACTGTGTTTTCTGTATTATACTTCTCAACATTTTCATTTCCTTCACCGTCAGCAAGATATTCATCAAGCATTTCCTTGACTTCTGCGGTCGTCTTGCGAGTAAAGATTGAACCATAGTCAATCTCGGTGTTGATAAACTCCTTCGCAAGCTCCTTGTCTTCGGTGAGAGCCGACGCTCGACGGCGAGGCTCAAGATCCGTGCTTGGGAACATTGCTCCCGACTTCTTGCCATATCGAAGGACAAGATCGGTGCCAGCTTCCGGATCAGTAATATCGCCATAATCCGGGTTCAGGACATAACCAAGCAGCTTTTCATAAACGGTCTTGCTATAGCCCCAAAGTCGAACGCCCTGGTCTTCCTCGCCGCGAACAATAACGGGCGAAAAGAAGCGTTGCTTTGCCATCAGCTTCTTCGCCAATTCGCGGGACTCGTCAGAGCCGTCCTCCCAAAGCTTGCGAACAAAGGTGTCCAAAGGACAATCCTCGCCAAAATTACGCTTTGGGCTTAGGAACCCGGGCTTGTCGCCAAGGTTGTAGTGGAACCAAAACTCCCTAAAGGGGTCTCCATCTGCGTCTGGAACGATTCGGATAGTTTGTTCACCATCCTGCGGCTTCCAGAACCACCGCTTGCCATTGCCATTGCCCTGTAGAGCAACTTGCTTTTGTTTCATTTTCTTCATATTTAGTGCCATGATATTTTCTCCTTAAATCATAGGTTGGGTCGTTTTCCCAACCCGCACATACAGTATAACCTATTCTGAGCTTTTGTCAACCACTTTTTCGCCCTGAATGAAGTTTGTATGAGCTTCGATATATGCGAAATTTTCTTCATATGTCGTCGCCGTTATATCATATGATACAGCAGTAAACTCAGGCTGTCCAGCGCTTTTTATTTGTTCGCTTATTTTACTTAAAAGGTTTTTTTCCTTATTTAGCGTCTCTTCATTAAAAGCAAAATAAAAATGCTTTTCTCGCACATGTGCAATATCATAAAAATATTTTTCTTTCTCTTCCTCAAAATTATAAATCCCAACTGTTGATATTCTGTTAATTTCTTGAGGGTCTGAAGTATTTGTCATAATAGAATCTGTATTTTTAAAATAATTCAACATATGAAAAGAGTCACCGATCATTTGATTGATTTTAGAGTGATATTCAACTATTGAAAGCCCGCCCAGTATATCCGCTATTTTTGCATTATCAAACAAATATATGCGTTTGAGCAATCCCGTTCTAGCAAATTGTTGCAATATTCCATGAACAGCTCTTTCTCTTTGTTTTTCTTTTTCGCCCAAAAGATCATAATCTGGCTTAATATAGATTACAGTTATCGGCAAGTGCTTGAATTGCTCTAAAGTTCCTAAAATTGAACCACTGCTTATGCCGGCGCCGGCGCATATAAAAACAACTCCACCTTTTAGTTTTTTAACAAGTTTTGAAAATTTTGGCACATGTGTTTCTGCCTCTTCCATGGTATTAGTTCTTAAAAGAGGGTGGCCATCCGGGCCGCGTTGGCCCACATCTATATAATGAATCTTGTATTGAGAATAAGCTTTAAATGTTTTTGCGATGTTGCAACCAGCACCACCGAACCCAATTATGTCCATTTTATTTCCCCCATTTGACCAAAATTTTTGCCAGCCTTAACTGAAATTAAGAATTCGCCCAAGTCAGTCTTCGAAAAAACATTAAAAATGTTCTCCAGCAGGTATTTGTCTTCTTTCGCTAGATCGATCACCAGCGAATCATGTATCACAAATGCTACATGCGACTTATGTTCTTTGAGCAATTCATAAACTTTAATCAACTGGCGCAATACCATGTCTGCAGTTGTGCTTTGAATCAAATAGTTTAAAGCATGAAACTCATCCGCCTCTATTTTTCTGCCAAATGGTGTTGTTACTATTTTGCCATCCCAATACCTTTCTTTAACACTCGTTCTGTTATAAGCCTTGTTGGCTAAACAGTCTTTAGAGTCTGGATTATACAGCCAAGCAAAAATACGCTCTTTGGCCTCTTTCCGGGGCGAGCGAAATACATTTTTAGCATTCCACTCGTGTATATCCTCTTTTGGCTGCTCTTTATCACATAAAGCCAACAATGTTCTTAATTCGGCAGCATTAAAATCCAACTCCACATAAAGATCATTATTTGGCTCTAAGATGGTGCGATATTCTTTTTTTAGCGTCAAAACAGGAAAAGATTTTGGCCCCGTTGTTAGCCTGCCTGTTTTCGTCCCAAAAATATTATATTTAACGCGCTGTTTTGCTCCTTTTAGACGCTTTAAGAAGTTTCTAGTTGCTAGCTGATGTCCTAGGTTGTTTAAATTGCTTGTTTTTAGCTTCAAAGGTCTGTTTTTAATGTCTTCCACAATTTTTGTAAGTTGCAACAAAAAATCATAATTTTCAGGACGCTCACAATTGTCAAAAACATGTTTTGTTATTTCACTCTTCACTTCGAAAAAATCCAAAAGAAAATGTTGTGGCACTAAGTCATAAAAACAGTGATCTTCTAGTGAAATTTTTGCTTGCATAAAAGAGTTTAAATATGCTTTAAGCTTCTGACTTGCGCTGAGCCATTGTCCTTTTAAGCGATCGGGGCAAACGTCTTCAATGGATTGACCGCCACAATACAACTTTGCATATTCTACATTGTGGGGTATATCAACATAATCCCACGTACCAGTTAAATCTTCCGGAGTCTTGTTGTAAATCTTGCCACCACAGTAGATATCTTTACATTTATTTTTTTTATCTAAAGATTGAAAAATCACGCAACGCTCTCTAGTCCCTTGAACACACTATTAATATACATTATTGCTGCAGATGTGTCAATTCTTTTTTTAGTTAAATAGATTTGCTTGAGGTGTTCTTTGAGGGGCGATTTCGAAAGCATTTTGCCGGTCTCGCAATTCTTAATGATAAGAAATGCTTTTAAGAAAAATTTGTCATCAAATTTTTGATCATACTCTTCTTCAGAGATGTATTTTCTTGGCGTATATACTTGAATGGTTTTCTGTGCGATTGGACAAAATTTTACATCTCTTGCTTCTGGGTAAGTATTAAGAAACGAAGTATACCCATAATAAAACATATTTTTAATGGTATTAAAATCAGCGAAAGCTGTTTCAAAAT